CACCACCGAACCCGACGCTGGGGTGCCGTCCGGGTTATTGAAGTTATGCGTGATGGTGCATGTGCTAAAGGCCACGTTTGCCCTTCCGCTTCCGCTTCCGTTTACGGGGCGCGGCGAGCGCTGCGGCTAGCATCTGCCACAGCGCGTTACGAGCGCCGTTCACCGCGTTTCACGAACGACCGAGCCAACCTCAACCAGCTGGCCGCCGCGCTCCACGAACCGGCGCCACACCCGCATCTTGCCCTTCTCGCACTTGCAATCGCCGCCGCACTCGCAGTCCGGGCCGCAATCACAATCGCAATCACGGGCGGTGGATGGCGGACGCCACCCACCGCCACCAGTATCCAGTGGCGTCACTTGCTTGAGCTCGAGTAGGCGCCGCCGGTGATGATCTGAATACCGGCCGTGTGCCTCGCCAGGAACGCCACGTACTTCTGGACGCTCACGATAATCTCAAGGTTGTTCGCCTCGGTCTGCGGGAACACACGCAACACCGGGCTTGGATCCTCAAACAGGATCACCGCCTCGTCCGGCTCAGTGACAATCAGCTGCGCGCCCGTGCCCGACGCTGGAATGTTGTCGTCCGTGAACCACGCGACGTTCCCCGGCAGCATCGTGCCCGAAAACCCGCGCCATGACGGAATCTTCCCAGCGTTGAACCCATCATCAGCGCCGACCATCCAACCCTGCTGCGGCGGGAACGCCGGGAACGCCAGGATCGGCTGAAAGAACGGAGTACCACCGGACGCGACCTGTCGCGTAATGTAGTTGTACAAGTCGGACGTGGTGAACAAGTGCGTCGGACGTAGCCGCGTGCCGGCCGTGTCCGTCAAGCCCTCGCGTGCCAGCGCCAAATCCTGAAAGAAGTTGCCGAGGCCCGTACCGAACGACGACGAGCCTGACACGCCGGTCCCGACCGATGTGGCGGACTGGATCGCGTAAGAATCAACTTTCTCCTCGACCTGCTGGCACAACTGCCGGTAAAGCACCGTGTCGAAGTTGCCGCCGCCCGTGGTCGCAACCCCACGCTCCATCACCTGGTTCGTCGCAGTGATCTGGCCAGCGACGTTCACGATGGTCGAGTTTTGCAGCGCCGTGGTCGGGTCCGTTTCGCTGACCCCCGAACCTTCCGAAAGCTGCGACGCTGAATCAGCGGTTGAGAAGTACGGGACGTACACCTGCCCGCCATACGGAGGGAGCGGCAACCGGAGGCACTGGTCCGCGAACACGCGAGCGTTCCCGCGGTACGGAGCCCACGCCTCAACCGCAAAATACGGGCTGACAAACACCGAGGCGCTCGAGGCCGCCGATGCGGTCGAACCGCCGCCGGACTGGAACGCGCGGAGCTCGCGCATAACCTCACCGAAACGCTTCTCATGCGTATCAATGTTGTCCGTGCGGGTCTGGGTGCGAAGACTCCGCGTGACGTACTCGCCCTCACGGGAGCCCTGCTCAACCTCATACGCAAGCTCGGCAACGTAACGGTCCAAACGCTGGTGCGCCTGGTGAGCCCGCGGGCCAACGTTCAACGGGTCAAGCTGAACGTTCGCGAGATCCGCAAAATATGAGTGCGGCGACTCGGGCGCGTACACACGAACCTCATTGGTGACGCGCGCCTGACGGTCGCGATGCAACCTATCCTGGACGATGCGATCAACATCATCCTGTGTAAACGTGCGCTCGGGCGCATCCTGCTCAGACATCTCAACACCTTCCAGTGGAAGTAGCCGGCGATTCGCTCGCCGTCAGCGCCCCCGGGGAGATGGCAGCCCGGAACAATGCCGGGCCGCCAAACCCCAAGGAAACGAGTTCTCCTAGTTGGTGTAGGAGATGGTCGCCATACCCGAACCAAGGATCGTGTAGACCCCGCTCGGATAACGGACGATCACAGCCAGATACTCGTACAGCTGGATGAGCACCTGGAGGTTATTCGCGTACGTCTGCGGAATGACCCGCGGGACCTGCGGCCCCTCATAAACGTACACTTCCGCGAGAGCACCCACAATCGCCTGGTCGGCACCCGTCGCCGGCGCAGGAATGTTGTGGTCGGTGAACACCCGCAACCCGTTCAGGTTGTAACCGGTGGCACCCTCAATGCCCTCATCACCATCAGCCGAACCACCAGCAGCCGCGTTATACGGGCCAGCGTAGTTCGGAACGACCATCGGACGAGCAGTAGTGTCCGTCCATGCCGCGATGTACTCCCACCGGGCCGGGTCAACGAACAAGTGCGTCGGGTTCAGGACAGTACCCGCAGTGGTGCGGATCGCGGCCTTCGCCTTGCTAACCTGACCGTAGAACCCACCGGACGCGCCAGCGGAGTTCTGGGCGGTCAGATCGAACGCGGACGAGTTACCCGTCCAGTTCGTCGTCTTACCCAGCGGTGACGACAGCGCCTGCGTCAGCACGTAAGTGTCAACGTTCGGCGCGAGATCACGCTGCAACTGGTCGAACAGCATGCGGTCAAACGAAAAGTTTGGCCCCGCGCGGTCCAACAGCTGCTGCGAAACAGTCACCTGACCAGCCTCGGTGATCAGCGCGCCAGACAGGTAAGCGAACGTCGGATCAGACTCGTTCACTCCCGAGCCTTCCGTCTGCTGCGCAACCCCAGCCTTAGCAGTCACCTGCGGCATGTACAGCTGCATCCCATAGTCAGGAAGCGGCTGCTTATTGCACTGGTCCGCGAACGCACGCCCAACCTCACGGTACGGCGCGTAGTCGTTCACGTAAAACACGGGCGTGACAAACGCCGCGCCGCCACCACCAGAAGAGGAAGCGGTCGCGCCCGAACCCGACGCCAGCGAACGAACCTCCATGCCCTTGTCACCCATAGCGACCCGCCCGCGAGAACGAATCTCCTCCACGGTACGGCGAGCATGCTCACCATTCTCCGTGCGGACACCCTCCATCCCGCGAATCTGCTTGACCGCCTCACGACCAAACTTCGTGTCGTCAGCGATCTCACGCTCCACCTGATGCGACCAGGTGTTCAGCCGACCCTCGGCAGCACCGTTGTTGTACCCGAAGGTACGCAGCGCAACCCGAGCAAGGTCAGCATAGTAGGAGTGCGGCGAACCCTCGCCGTACACCTTCGGCTCGTCAACAACCTCAACAGACGTTTCCGTCTGCACATCCCTGACAAGCTCGCGGGCCTCAGCGATACGCGCGGCACGCTTCGCCTTACGCGTCTCCTCCTTGATCCGCTCGTCGTAGCCATCGAGATCCTTCGACAGTTCGAGGCTACGAGCCTCCTGCTCCTCGGAAAGCTCGCGCTCATCGCCCGGCTCACCAACAAGCTCCTTCAGTTCACTGGCGGCAGCATCACGCTTCTCCACCAGCTCCTTGAGAACGCTCATGCGTCATTTACCTCATGTGTGTGGTTTGCACACACACGGCCTCCCGAACCCTCAAGCCCGGTACTAGCTCATCCTGCCGGATGGTGTTCCCGAACGGCTCTCGGTGGTACTACTGCGTGTTTCTCTGTTGTTAGGCGGCTTTGCGCCTAAGTTCCTGCGCCCTTACCTGCAACTGCAACAGGCGCAGCGAAACCTTGTTATCGCGGGTGCCAGTACCATCGGCATACCCCGGCGAGCCGGCCATTGTTTGGCCGCCACCGCCGACCGTCCCATCATCCAAACGGCTGATGCCGGCGTTATCGCCAAGGCTCAGCGAATCGTTCGGCGTACCCGCCTGGTCATCGTCCGGCTGGGAGACACCATCCTCCGAGCCGACCAGGTCGCCTGGATCGAACCCAGAGCTATCGAGAATGGCGTGGATGGCGTGCGCCGCCGCGACCAGCTTGTCCTGGTTGTCCTGTGACAGCACGCGGCCGGCGCGCAACTCCGCGTAAATCTTGCGAAGCCGGGCGCGCGACTCGATCGGAATCTCGAGCGCCATCCGGTGCGCCACCGCAATCGAAGTGGTCGGGCTCGCCGGATACGTCACCGCTGAAACGTCCAGCAGGTCAGCGAACGAATGGATAGCCCGGTCCTCCATCGCGTCATCCCACTCGTCACGCGCAACGATGAACCCGCACGACATTTGAGACACGTCACCGCGTTCGATCGCGATAGCCAGATCGTTCGCCAGCTGCTGCCGAGCGTCCAGCCGCGCCTCAAAATCAAGCTGGCTCGCGGACTCATGCAACGTCAGCGTCCCCGACGTGGACCGCGCGAGCGGCAGCCCGTCATGGTTGAACAGGAACCGCACGTCAGCACCGCGCTGCAAAGCGTCCGTCGCAACACCGGGCATCATCCGCTCGGTGAACTCCCCGAACATGTCCACGACCGAGTACGGCGTGTCGTACACGATCGGGGTGCCGGTGATGACAAGCTCGTTCGTTTTGGATGCTTCGCGAACCTCGAGCCCCGTTGCGCGCCAGTGGCGCACCTCGGGCATCAGCGGCACCGCACGATGCCGCTCCTTACGCCGGCTGTTGGACTGTTTCAGCGAACCATCCGCGTTCCAACTATCCGGAACCTGGTCGCTCGCGCCGAGCGCCTTAGCACGCGAAATGATGTGCTTACGGATCGCGTCATGCGACGAGCCACCACGGCCAACCGCGTGAATCGCGTTACCGAGATCTTCCGTATCTTTGATCGGGTACGACCCATCAGGCATAGCCCAACCCTCTTTCGCGCCTTGCTGGCGGTCCTTGTCGCTGTACTTGTCAGCGCGCACTTCCTCGTCGCCGTCAGGCGGCGTCTCATGGGCATCCATGAAGCAAGCCCTCCTTAGGGCGTCGTATTACTGGTCCGTCTCAACTAACTCATGGCGAGCTAGTTGGTAGTTGTCGCCGTTGCGGTCTAGGAACGCCGCATCCTTCAATGGGTGAAGAACAACCACATCCGCAACCTGATCGCTCCGCGCGTCCTTCACGGCCTTCTTCGCACCCTTCTTAGCGCCCTTAGCGTCATCCTTATTCTCAGAAGTCGGCTTAGCGATCAGATAAAGGTGCGGGCATATCTTCGCGTACGTGTACGACCGGTCAACCCGGTTATCAAACCCGAGCCAAGCGTTTAGCTGTTTCAGGATCTCCGCGCGGCGCAGACCGTTCGATGCCGTGTCGTCATACTGGATCAGATCATCGAACGGGAACCCGAAGTCGGCGAGCTGTTTCACAATGTCCGCGCGGTCTGACGTGTTCCCGGTCACGATCACAACCCGGTCACCGAGGGCTTTCAGGCCGGTAGCGACTCGCGCTAGTTGGTCCGGGGCGCCGGTGATCGTTTCGTCATAGTCGAACACGTGGATGTACGGCGGCCCATCGTCGTTCTTCTTGCGGTCCTCGAACCTGTGCGCCGGCAGCGTCAATTCATTACTCCCCGAAAAGTTTTGCCAATACCCCTTGA